ATTTGTACATACAAGTCATCTGCAATCATTTCGCAACTCTTGTAGTCTAATGCTAGTATAGCATCTTTGTAAAGATTTTCCAACCATCTTTTGAATTGAATAAACTCAATATCACGGTCATTGTGAAACACATCGATCCCCACCCTAAAGTGGAATATATGACGATGAGGAGTCCCCAAAAATGATACATCATATTCATCTCCTGTTGCTAGTTGTGGGTCTGTTGCGGCAGCTGGATAACAATGTATACCTTCTTTTTGGAATGTTACAAATATGGTGCGACCTGCTCGCTCTTTAATTCTTTCTATGGTATCTCGTTGCTCTTGATTCATAAAGGTAAATCATTTTTGTATTCTGACCAATCTGTGAATACATTGCGGTCTTTTAACTTGTGTAGGCTATGGCACCATACACCTGGGTTGGTTGCTTTAAAATCTTTGTCATCAATTTTAAGCATAGTGTTATAGTTCCATAATTTAATATATGGAACCGGAACCCTTATCTGCGGGATAAAGTTGTTATAGTCATTTAACCCACCATCATTAAATTCTTCCACTGCGCTCAAGGGAATATCTAAACTGCACAAATATTCTTTGTCTAAAAAGAATGTGATCATATCTTCCCAAGCACGCCATTCTTCGGGAGTTTGCGGGTTATAACTATGATTGGCACCAAAAAATATATGAGTAGCACCGTTTAATTTTTCTGCAATTTCTTCTACAGGTTGTACACCTGTAACAAATAGCGTATCCATACCATATGCAGGTGTGTGCTCAACTTCCTTGCCAAAGAAATATATTACGTTTTCGTGCCCTTCTCTATTCATTAGTCTCTTTCGGTTGTTGTTGTTCTAGTATAGCAATTTCGTCACGCAATTGCAACCTTTCTTTCTTCATTTCACCAAGAATTGTGTCAGCATAAAGCCCAGTTTTTTCCATATTGTCAATCCGTTTATCCAAAGCGGCATGTTTCTTCTGCAACTCTATTAAACTATTCATGCTTACTCCTCAAATAGTGCGTTGTTGATAGTGGGTTTTACTTTCTTTGTGGGTTTTGGTTTGTCAAAATTAACTTCAAGATCAAACATATCTTTGTTATTGGCTACTGTTCTGCTGTTAAGAGCCTTCTTGCCAATAAAGCCACGACCACCAATGATCTCCATCCAATACTTACTGTATCCTTCTATGATGTCTTCGCTTTCGGCTCTAGTAGGTGCGGCAAATATACGTTCTACTATATCCTCAAACTTAGCATGATCACCTTGACTCCATTGCATCATACCAGGACGACTTTCATTGGAATCAAATAGTCTATTTGCCTGTTGAACTGCATCAATATGCATCCAAACATTATGCCCCATTAATAATGCATAACTAAAACTATCCCAACTTGTTTTACCTTCCTTACCGTTTTTGTTTAAATCACCGGGCTTGTATATGCAAATGTCCTTCATAGTCATTAAATCACTAATTGGGCTCTCTGTAAAGTTAGGGAATATACCATCCGCTACAGTACCTACGCTATACTTACGTGTATCTGTGCTATATTTCTTGTTGTCTGCACTAGAGCTCATACGATAACTCCATTTGTCGTTATCGGGAAATACGTTTTCGTAATAGACTTGTCCGTTTGCAGTTGCTAAAAAAGGACTTGCGCAATCAAAACTTATTGTAAAATCGGGGTTGGCATATTTACGTACTGCTCTTTGAATAGCGGTTAATAATACTGCCCATTCTAAACGACTTGTTCCTAAAAAGTGCATCCAATCATGTTTACCCTGTTGCAATAAACCATCATACTTTAATGCAATTAATCGTTTTAGGATTAGATGTACATCACACATATTCTGTCCACCCATACCCCAACCATCAAAATGTTTACCGGGATACTTGACTGGATCACAATATTGTTTCATTATCTGATACCAGTCTTCTGCTTCAGTATGATTAGCGCCCTGTAATACATTTAGGAAACGTGATCCACCATTTTCAATACCTTTACGGTTATTGATAAAGTATTCCATGTTAAACTTAGTGGCATTAACTGCTTCATCGTGTGTACTGATCTGTGTAGCCTTCATAGCATCGGGACGTAGTACAATCCAAGTTGGAATATCTAAACCCATACCATAGTCTGCAAGATTATCCAACCACTTGAGCACTGCTTCACGCTTGGCTTGTGCTTTGGGGCATCCACTGTTGGCTTTCCAGTCACCTTCCCATAATCCTTTAGCAATCTGGAATCCACCACTGTCACCAACCAACACACTACCCTTCTCACGATTGCGTAGCATGTCTTCGCTGGTGTTTGTTCGAGTTAAATCTAAATCAGCATGACCTGCTGAATACAAACTCCATTTATATGGGAATAAACCTTTTTGACTGTTAAGCCAATTCATTTGTTCCATATCAGTTAGGCCTGCGGGCATACGTGCAGGGTCTACATATTCTTCGGCACGTTGCTTGCCAATAAAGGTGGCATAAAAGCCACTGATAGCCGGTAGGAACACGGCATATTGGCTAAGACCGTTATTATCTAACTGTTTTTTTGTTAAATTATCTTGAATCATTTTTTTTCTTTTCTGCCCATAGTTTTTTTCTTACGTCCGACATTTTCTTTTTAGTTTCTTCTGACAGTACACGACCCTTGAGTTTAGCACTAATTTTAGCTTATTACTTTCCATAAAACTCTACAGAATTAATTAGTTTGTAGTCCTCATGAAAATACCATTCAATTGCTTCTCTATATTTTGAATGTTTTTCTATTTGTTGTTGGAATAAATTTTTAAAATCATTTCTGATAGGACTATTTGCACTGACATGTTGTAAATCGTATTTGTAATATTCATTAGGCATGTTATTTGCATTTAAGAAATCACTGAAGTTTTTTCTGTAATTTTCATCACAATTAAAAAAGACACAGTTTGATCTTTCAAGTCCATGCAAGAAATTTATTTGACGTTCTGTATGATCATCAAATACTATGCGATCAAAAATTAAATTTATCATATGAGAACTAAGTTCCCATGTATTTAGATCATATTGATGCAGGTACAAATATTCTGCTATACCACTGACCCATCTTTCTAAAGGATCACGTAAGACTATTATAGCTTTTTTGTTTTTAATTTGCAAGTCTTCGTGGTAATTATATATTTCCCAATTCCAATCCTGCAAGTTGGGTTTGGTCCAGGAGCTGGCATTTTTTGGAATATGGACATACATAAGATCAGTATCGGGATGACTCATACATTCTCCCAATACGTGACCTTTAATCTTCCATTGATTTACAAAATAAGCGTCTATAATCACTTGGTTTGTGCAGGAATAATATAGTCGTATTCAATTAAGCCACTGTCAACAGTGATCTTACTAGCACCTTCATCACTCATTTTAAATGTTTTGTCTCCGGGTAGTGCTAAGATTGCAAGCACTACATTAACTGGCCAATGCCAACTTTGTTTAGTAAAGCTACCACTAACGCCTGCAGAGAATACAAAATTGCCTGCGTGAGTATTTGGATCACCAAAGTAAAACTTCAAGTCACCGTTATCTGTTTTTGCAGTAAATGTTGTTTCTTCACTGTTAGCACTGGCCATAAAACGTAAACGTTGAATATTCTGTGCAGTTGGCTCAAAGTCGACACCCCATTTAACACCCTTAAACTTAACAGTCTTTAGTTTATCATTAATAACATTAGCATCCATGTAACGATAATCATTCTTAAAGTCACCTGCTTTATTTTCAAAGTGTATACCACTAGGAACTGTATCCCCGTCAGTATTCTTTTGTGTGTTGATTGTAATCTTAGCATCTTCTCGATACTCATCAATACCTAAAATTGTTTTTAGTTTAGCCAAGTTGGGCATGCCAAATGTTCCAATGAATTCGGGATGTGCTGATTTAAACTTTGCTTCTAAAATAACACTACGATCTTCACTGACACTATTGATCAGTGTTTCATCTTGTGTGCCTGTGATCTTAATTAGGTCAATATTGCCTAATCCGTTTGTGTGTTGTACTATATCTTTTAAATAATCTTGCATGGTTTCTCCTAGTTGATTAATTGTAACAGATGTATTTAGGTCTGTCAAGGTGTTTGATTAATTTCTCTACGTTTTATTTCGCCCAAAACTTGATGGGATTTAATGGTATGCAGGGTTCCGGGCTTTTTAATTTCTAACCAACTTATATTTGGTTCGTAATCAAATTCTCCAGATATTTCATAACCTAAACTTTCGCAAATGGGAATTAATAGACTTTTTGGCATATATGTTTGTGCAAAGCTCTCGGCCATGCCGGCACCGGCAGGAGTATCGCCATCATTGTAACTAAACAAAAATATGCCGCCGGGACGTAAAATATCTTTTAGTTGTTTTAATACTTGTGTTATAGTGTCCAAACTAACATAGTTAAAATGTCCCCAACTGAATACAAATGCAAATTGATTCTTTGGTAATGCATCAAAATTATGATCTTTTAAAGAATATTTGCGGAGTCTGTTTTTATACACGTCCGGAAATTTATTATTAGTACTTTCTAAAAACTCAGGAAACTGATCCATAATATACAGTGGATCGGCAGCAACTAAAAACTGTGTCCATTCGCCATCCCTGCACCCTATTTCCAATGCAGGATACCGCCAATTTGTGTGTAATAAAATACGTTGCTTTACATCTTGTTCTATATCTTCTCGCAGATATATTTTTCGATTATTTCGTACATTATCAACTCCACCAGTACGTTCTTCTAATTCATAACTATCAGCAAATAATTTATGTGCCAAGTCTGTTATTTGCTTATTTAAATCGCTTATTAATAGTTTAGTATTTGATGTAGAATCCGCAATTTGATTACTTAAATCAATATAGTGTTGTTCCAACGCATCTATGAATGCTCTATTCTCGTCGCTAATCACCGGAACCTGCACTTTAATATTAGCAATACGGTTACTTAGAGTTTGTAGGGTCACTACCTCATGAGACACATCCAAACTTTGAGTTAGCGCATGTTTGAGCGATACTAGATCATATAGCGCCACAGTTACTCCCAGCTAAACAAACTGTCAAATGTACTACTAATGTCTGTATTGGCTTCAATCTCCCAGCCCAATACACCCAACAAGTTTTCTACCTTTTGATCTACAATAGTACTTTCCATAAGTCCATTGTCAAATGGTAAGTCCTTGAACCACTGCGGGATGTGTAATACATCTGTGGGATACCCAACTGATGTATAGCCCAAAGGATTATCTTTAAGTTTACACACAATAGTTTTCATACCATCTACAATACCCGCACTATAGTTGTCATTATACATACGTTTTAGATTGTTCCAGTTCATTGCTGCTCTAACGTGTCCGGGCATGTTGGCTTTGCCTAATCGTTTTTCTTCTGCGGTATACTTGGTCAAGTTGTTTACACGTTTGGGTGTACCTTTTTCCCAAGCCGGGCGATCCTTAAAGGCAATCTTAAACTCTTTTACTTTTTCAATAATATCTTCTCTGGCAGCACCTGTTAGTACATCCAACAAGATCTCACTTAAAAAGTCTTGCACAACTTTGGGTGTATCACTACGCTTCAAGTCCAAGCCCATGGCTTTTAGTTTACCCGGCTTGTCGTGTGTATCCAAACGTTTGCCTTCAAGATCATAAATCAATACCGCATAGCGTTTCTTTTTAATAAACAGTCCCTGACTGGCCACTAGTTCACGCCCACCTTTAATGATCTCACCCATCTCACGTGGGCAATGGAATGCACGTTCCATAAATGAGGGGAAACTTTCATTTACACTATCAGCAATACTGTCATAGAGTTGTACACAGATGTCTTTGTTCCATTCCATTGTGCCAGCTTCAACTTCTTTTTTAATTGCAGGCCAAGCACTAAAGTAAACTGAATCGGTGTCACCATATATAATTGCATCACCAGTATGATCATACTTGCCTGTGATACATTCATTTGTGTGACTGTCCATATGATGTGCAATAGCACGACCTGTTAGTGTTGTTGACTGCCCGATACGTTTATCAAAGAATCTACAGAACTCATTAAGAATAGCACCATACAAACTGTTTAAGTTAATTTTCTTAACTAGTTGACGTTTATCCCAAAATGCTTTATCCTCTTCTGTTGTGGCTTCTTTCTTTTTGGCCTGCATTTCTTTACGTTCTTTATACCAACGTGCCAGTAATCCAGGTATAATGCCTTCACGGTCATATCTAAATATTGTACCATTGGCACTTAGTACCCAAGGTTGGTTACTACCGAATATAATATCCCATACTTCTTTGGCACTATGTACCGTGTTGTCTCCACTTTCTTCCCAGTCAATAGTTATCTCAGTACCTGACTCACCGTTCATAACTGCGGTGTATTCTAAACTGCCAAACAAACCCTCCCACGCATCTGTTTGGTTGTTGTTATTGACTTTTAACTTCTCACTGATATAGTGATCAGTCATTATAGGTCTTAACTGTCCAACAATGGTTTCCGGTCCCATGTTGAGCGCTCTAATAGCACTGGGGTAGAGCGAGTTGATGTCGATCGCTCCAATGTCTCGGTGCATACCTTTTTTGGGATTAGCAACATAGGCACCTGCGGCTTGCGTATTTCCTTTTTCATCACGACCCTTTCTGTTTGGAACTATCATACCACGCAGGTGTGCTTCATTGATAATGGCTTGTTCTGTTACAGCAACTGCACCCATTGTAGTTGCTAACAATACCGTATTATCATGAGCCAGTTCACTTGCGAGATCTAAGAAGCGTAATTTCTTATCAAACTTTGCAATCAGCATGGTATCTTGTCTGTTATAGGTAATGAATGTTGGGAAGTCTTTGTTATACAACTGATCCAACGTACCTTCATATGGAGTCTTACTTTCGCCTAGTTCATATTCAGCGATTGCATCCAAACTATAACTATGTCGTTCCTCGTAGGTGTACTTTCTGTACAGTTGCATATAGTCCATATGCACACGACCTACTAGGTCAAATGTTGTTTGTGTTGCACCAAAGCGTTCAAACTCACGCTCCTTGGGCATTTGGTTCCACAAGCAGAGTCTACGCAAATCATCTCTGCTCAATACTTTTACAATACGTCCCACGGTATAGGGTACGTCAAATCCCTCACTGTTCCACCCACTGACAATGTCTGCATCCTGTATTAAGTCAAGGAATGTTTCAATCATATCCTCTTCACGCTCAAACATATAACAGTTTTCAAACTGGTCACAGACTTCCTGTGCACGTTCCCAACTGTATGTCTTTGGTGGCAATACTAATGTCACAAGTTTATCCATCCAGTCCAAGTAGACTGAGAAGGCAGTGATTTTATTAAAGGGATCTGTTGTAGGCGCATAGCCCTTTTGTGGATCAAAGTCCACCTCAATGTCAAAAAATGCAGTCTGTAATTTGGGAGAATCCGCACCCAAGTAATTTGTTTCAAGACAACGGAATATGGGATTCATATCACTTTCCCATAGTTTTTTATTGCCTAATGTTTTTAATTCTTTGTGATACTCTTTACTGTTCCTAGTATGGAATCTACTAACCGGAGTATCAAATATTGTGCGGTGTTTGCCTTTGGGATCGTCGTAGTAAAAAATATACTCTGCAGGATATTCTTTATAGACTCTCTCACCGTTTACACGTTCTACAACGTGAATAGTATCTTTACCGCGATCAAAGATCGCATCAACGTAACTCATATCTTTTCCTTATGTAATTTCGAGCTTACACTTACTCTACATGTTGGTATAGCCAACGACTCTAACTAATACTTATCATCCGTATAAGACCAATACTATCAATTGTTATCAAAAAGACTGCATTGGCCATTAAACCAAAACTACCACGAGTATAACAACTCCACGCACTGGCACAACACCCACTGATAAAAATACAGTACAGTGGTATGATTGGAATATTGGGTGCGGTTACCGCAAACATTATAGCACTAATCACACTACAAAGCCAAGCAAATGCTTCGGCACAGAATCTCAAAGGATTACTATTCCAATCCCGCTTAATGTACTCAATACTATTTGATATCATATGCTTAGATTACGCCAATATTGTTGACTGTGCTCGCACCAAATATCTAGTAGATTGCGTTGATCATTGCCATTACTTTGCAGTAAATGTTCAATGGCAAATTCTATGCTCTCATCAGTTGTGCAGATTGCACCGGTATTTTTTAAATATTTGGTCCACTCATATTGACTGTCAACTACCACAGGCATAAACTGTAAACATTCTAACACAACCAAGCCCGGACATTCATTCTTACTGGGCAAATAAGCAACACTACATTCGCTCATTAGTTTATACATCGCATCACGTTCATCTAGTCCAAAACTAAACACGTCGGCACCTGCAAATACTTCAGCATCAGGATCATGTGTAATAACTGTGGGTTTTACCTTTAATTTACGTGCCATGTCCATAAATTCTTTTGCCCCTTTACGTTCAGTTGCATCGCCAATATATAACAAATCACGTGTGCGAAATTGTTTTGGATCTGCGACTGCCGCAAATGGTGCAGGAGTGTAGACTGGACGTTTTGGACTAACGTTATCACTGTGTACAGATAACCCAATACGCCAATTTGTTGTATTAACTATATTAGTTTGTGCATCTAAGTATTCGTCACTGATGTAACTATATCTACTGTTCGAAGTCAATACATCAGTTTCGTGTTGAACAAATACCCCGTCTTTAAATTCAGTCACTGCCGCCATATAGCTGTGCAAATCATGTGATACAATTAAATCAGGATCCTGACTTAATTTAGCCAATGCATACTTTATATAATCACAAATTTTTTGATCTATTTGCAACCATACATGCCCATCTTTAATATTGGGTACGTATGTTGAATTATCATTATAGTATAGTATTTGATCCGCATTAATTTTCTGTGTGGGCTTGGCATCAGTGACAAAAATAGTTTTATACCCCATACTTTTTTGCAAATCCAAGACTGCATTGATATAACGTACAATGCCATTGGGACGTACAAGAATACTACTACAGGTATGAACGATAGTCTTCAAAGTGTTTTACCGACTGTTTCCAAAATTGTGTTTAATTCATCATGATCACGATTAGTTTCACCTAAACGTGCTTTGTGTGCAATTTTAATTGCTTTCTTTAGTGTAGCAGGTTTAATTTCTAATTCTTCACCAATGGCTTTAATGGTTTCATTAAGTCCAGTATTCAAGTCCTCTACTTCTCGTAGTACTTGCATACCTTCGTTGATCAATTGTGTTAGTTTGATTTTTGCATCACCGTTGAATGTACGATTGTAGTCGCTCATAGTTTCTCCTTTATTGAATGTATTATAGTTGATATTTTTGAATAAATCAAGATCGTTTGGCAAATGTAGCATATAAGCTGTAACGAGTTTGGTTGGTTGTAGGCTTCAACATACCATGAGGGTATCTATATTTGCACACAGTCAAATAGCCTGTATTGGATGTGAATGAGCAAGTATGGCGTCCCTGAGTAGTGTACCATGTGGTTCCAATATCATCAGTGGCACTGTCTATGTATAATTGAATATGGGCAATGCTATTTTGATCATCCTCGTGAAAAGGAATCATAAACCCAGGTTGATCTCGCCATACCCTAACTTGATTACACATGACCGGAGTTTTTATTAATTCTGATACTTGATTTGAAATTTCATCAAATGCCCCAGTGAGTTCTTCCAGTATGCCGTCATTGACCCATACTAGTTCGAATCTTAAATCTTTATGTGCCGGATGATCTATGTATTGATTGTGTGGAACTGCCAATATGGATTGCTTTATATAGTCAAAATCTTCTGCGTTAAACATCGATCCAATGGTCCATAATCCATTATCTATTGCTAGTAGAGCTTGCAGTTTGCAATTTAATGATCTCATCCTTTAAAATTTTCCAATAATTCTATAGCAGTTTCCTTGACTCCGGGTTCGGTTAAATAATGTCCGATCCAATGATCATCATAAAACATTGGCCTAAGATCTTTAGACCAAAACTTTGGCATAGAATCTACTTTAGTTTTGTAATCAAAATATGTAGAATTTGAATCTAATTCAAATATGTATTGTTTTGCTTGAATTTTGTGATTCTGCAAATCTCGACCCACGTGGGTTTTTAAATTTGTATAACTCCAAAGTTGGAATTCTGCAGTATTCATAAATGTATACTCTGCATAAAAATTTATATTCTTTATAGATATAGGGTCGAATAAATTAGTTCTCATGAAACTAAATGGTCGCCAGATACTAAATTCCCATTTAAAATTAAAATAATGCCACCACCACCAATCAGATATCGTGTCCACACCGTCAGGTTCGACCTCTAATAGATTTTGGGAGATTTTATTCGCATACCAATTACCAAATCCCTTGGGAATATTTGGGAATCGATTTGATCTCATGTCTATTCCATCAATAATGTCTTGGAGATTATCCCGCCAGGGTTTTAAATGCCCTGCATCGGGTAGTAAATGTTGGTACATGGGAATGCTTGGCCCAAACAAACAATCACCCGGATCACCGTGCAATAATATATGCGTATCTAAAAAATCGTTAGTGACATCTAGGTCATAATATGATTTATACACGAAGTTGGGTAATATAAATTTTCGGAAGAAGGCGTGATTTTCCGAGACCGATGACGGTGTTAAAAATATAGTAATGTTGGATAAATCTACGGTACTTAGATTTTTAATAAACGATGTCACAATAGTTGTGGAATCAATACCACCACTCCATAATATGGCTATTTTCTTATTAGTGGCCTGTGCAATATTATTAATTTCCACGGCTCTGGCGTCCAGTAGATCCGCTAAACTATTTTTTATATATTTTAATTCAGGAGGCACCATTAGACTTGATGATTTAGCATTCCATGGATTTGAAATAGATCCTATTCGAGCTCGAATATCATTTACGGCTATAATAGGTTGCGAAATGCAATTCCAATATTTTCCATTTAAGTTATTAAGTTGACTATTGAGTATCGGGTAGTTGATATTTACTTGCCGACTATGCCTAAATTGGTCTATATAATTCATTTAATTTTGGTTTGATGTAATTTTCAAAATAATTTACTGCAATGATGTGCGAGTTGAGGTTACTGATAAAATTATCAGCTAATTCAGTTAATCCCAATTTAATATCGATTGACTCCAACAATCCAAATATACTGGCCCGGACATAGAATACATCTTTTTTATAATGCTCTATTTTTTGTATTTCTGATTTGTATATTTCTGATAGGATATTGTAATCTTGAAATAATAGTCCATAGAATTCCTCTTCTACCTCAAGATTTTGAATAATTGGAGCGCTTGCCTCTTTGTTTTGTGCCAGATAAAAATCAGTTTCAGATAATACAAATTTAATAATAGATCGCACATACATTAATTTTTCCTGGGTTTTCAATTTATACTCAGTATTCTTTTGGATAGCGATGCGATCATTTTGAAATCGCAGCATTAGGCATTGTGTATTGTCCGCTGGATTATAGTTTTTTAATTTTGAGATCTGCACTAACCCATATGCTTGCTTCATCAGCATGTGCAGGAACTTGATCAATTTAAAATCTTGGTCCACTAATAAGAGACTATTATTGGAATCTACCAGCGCCCATTGTTCTACGACTCCGGGCTCTAATCCAGAAAAATAATATGGCGAAGTAATATTTGAAAGCATTGGCTTATTATAGCAACTTTAATTTGATAATACAAGAATTAATTGCTCACTTTAGAAGTACATTCCGGTGCACGACTACCATAATACTTCTGCCCAGCAGCCGGACACACCGTAACGGTAAAACCGCCTAAGGTAGGTGTCTGTTAACCAAGTCTAATACTTCCTGTAATGTGTTTACTGAAATATCATCATTGGGGATTGTTATTTTATATTGATCTTCTATTTGGAATACTAATTCCATTTTAGCAAGACTGTCTATGCCCAAACTATCCAATGTAGTTTCAAGAGTCCAGTCTGTACTGTCAAGTTCTTGGTCTTGTGCTATAAATTCAAATAGTTGGTGTTTTGAGATCATATAAATATTTAGTGCGGTAATAACATAGCGTAATGCATTGAAGAACCCATTTACCTTTCTATGTTTTAGGATGGGGCAACAACGAATTGGCAGGCGGAGCTTCGTAGTGCATTGCCGCACACTTTATGCACCACGCCACTGTGCATACAATCCAGTTACGTACAACATATCGTATTCACCATAATAGAGTTTGTTTAATTCGGTTTTTACTGCTGGCATCAATGATCCGGTACCAGGTACTACATCAAAAGCAAAAATCATATCGCCATCCTCGTCGTGTCCAAGATAGTCGCCGCCTAATTGTCCCATTACAATATCAATATTTTTATCAACTATTGCGTTTCTTCTCTTTGCACTTGCAAGATCATCGGCATTTTTTTGTTTATGTAACTTTTTATATTTAAGATCACGCTTGCCCAATTCCACCCAGCCGCGAACTTCGACTCCGGGAATTTGTGCTAGACTCATCCAATTACGTTTACCGCCGGGTGTTTGTTGTGATCCGGCAAGCAAGGTTATTTTTAATATGCTTAGTGCAACACCATACAGGGACTTGGCAATGCCCTTTCCTCGATAATCTTCATCCACTGTGATGGTACTCACTTGGTATGCATTATCAATAGGAAAACCTATCCGCATCAATTTCAATTGTCCGATAGCTTCTCGCCCTGATTGATCTAACATTCTTATTTCTAAAAAACGTCCATGATCGATAGTGGCATAATTTAATCCACTGCCACCCGGTAGCGGTTTTATATTCTTTTGGTCTACTGCATCGGGATCGGTATACCTAGGATGTTTTAACACATCTTTACCACCTGTATATTGGTATGATTGTAAATTTTCAATTTCATTGATAGCATCTTCATCTACAGCTTCTTTGGCATGTTTCTTTTTGCCAGCCTTCATATTTGCTAACCAGTGTGCCATTCTAGCTTTTTCACCAGTTGAGTGTTTGGCAGTTTTACGTAGACTACTTACACTTGCTTTTGTGTTAACACCACTGCGTTTGGCTAAGCCTTTGCGTCCGGGATGTTTACCATCTGCAAAGTTTTCCGCCACACCTTGTTCGACACTTTCACTTTTGTATGTGGCTCCAGTACATACCCAAGCAGGGCCAGTGTATCCTTGAGGAAATGCCTTCAAATGCTGAATAGTTCTGTGCCATCCTTCAATCAAATCATAACCATTTGATAATTTAGCAACAATGATTGGTTCGGAACTCACACCTTTTTGTTGAATCATTTGTGATTGCAATGCATGTCTCTCGGCATCACGTGGTACACGAAACGGATTAGAATTACCACCTTCACGACTTTTAATCATGCGCTGAGTCTTGGGTGTAAAGATATCAAATGTTATGGGAAGTTCAACCAGTGTCCATTTACAATTGCCAAAGTCTTTCTTGTTTCTTTTTAGAAAAAAATCCAACTCTGCTTGGTCACGGATGCCCTTGGCTTGTTGATACAAGAAGTCTTTTAACACATAGTCAGGCCAAGTTGGAAAATGTTGTTTTACGAAAGCAAACAAACTATTTCTAGTTTCTGTCAAGCCTTCCGCCACACCTTGATTGAATGCTTGTGGGTACTTAGAGCGCATTTCTTTTTCATCTTCTGGGTGGTCTGCGACCCAGTCACGGATAGACTTGAAACG